CCGGTCGTGGTGGCTGCGCTCTGAAACGTGACAAAGCAATCTACGCGGTAGACGGCATTTGCGACCATTGGCTCGACAAGCTGTGTGATGTTGGCAAGCGCGGTAGTTGTCGATTGCTGTGTCGATGTCAGCTTATCAACCGAAGCAGCCCAAAAACCGGTGACAGTGCCGGACACCGTAAGGTCGCCGCTGCCAAGGATCGTCGCGCCGTTGATCGTCTTGATGTTCGTGGCGCTAACCAGTGCGGCTTGCTTACCGTTAAAGGTTGTCCAATCTGCCGATGACAACACACCGCGGTTAGCAGCAGACGCGGTGGGGACGTTTAATGTTATAACAGGGGTTGTCGTGCTGGTCGCTACGGTGGACGACAAGTCGGTGCCTGTCGTGCCGAGCGTCAGTGCCGCAACGCTGGTGACCGTACCTGATCCGCCGCCACCAGAACCATTGGCAGCGGATGTTATGCGGCCCTTAGCATCAACAGTAATGTTTGCGTTGGTATAGCTTCCGGCTGCAACAGTTGTGTTCGCCAAGGTTGTCGTAATGGCAGTCGTGCCGGTTCCGCTAACATCACCTGAAAGCGTAATTGATTGGTTGCCACTGATAAAGTTGGATGGGTTCGTCGCGTTGTACGGTGTAAAGCCAAGCGCAGTAGTGACGTTCCCAGATGTAAGCGATAGTGTGCCGCCAAGTGACAGTGAGCCTGCGGTAGTTACGGTTCCGCTCAGACTTAAACCGCTAACGGTGCCTGTGCCGCTTACGCTTGTGACGGTGCCGCTGCCGCCGCCGCTATTTGAAGGAGGGATAATGGTGATAGGCATTATATAGCCTCACCGCCGCCAACATTTATGGTGACGCCAAGGCCGGAGCCTTGCACCTGTATAGTGTCGCCAGCGTTCATGATTTGCACGCCTGTCCATTGCAGCGTCGTGTTGGCGGCTATGGACACGCCGTAAAAAAGTGCGTTACCGGTGCCAGCCGCGCCGCCAGAAGGGACCAAATGCACGTTGACCGTCAACGCCCCTGCGGTTGTGTTGCACAAGTCTATGTCTTTAACCATAGCGCGCGTTAAAGCGGGGACAGTATATACCGTGGTCGTACCGGCGGTAACCGCGGCTTGGGCTAGTTTTACCGGTGTTATTTGTTGAAACGCCATATTATAAACCTAACCATGTAAGCACTTGCAAGGATGCCACAGCACTTGCTGTATCGACATACTCGGTACGGGGTTCCGTAAGAACGGTATTCTGAAAGTCGTAAAGCTGTTTTTCAACCCCAACCGCAAAAGAACTCGCGTCTGGTTCGCTTTCTGTCGTCTGCGCCAGCGTCTCCAGCATAGCATCGTAGTTAGCCAACAGCGACGCGGTGTCTGGCTGCGTCTCTGTCGTCTGCGTCAGCGTCTCCAGCATGGAATCGTAGGTCGCTAACAGCGACGCTGTGTCTGGCGCTAACTCAACTTCGCTCTGGTTGCTTTCCGTAGCGTTCAGCAGCGATAGAAAGAACCGATACCATTCACGGCTAATAGCGCCTGACCGCGGGTCGATCAGATCGACACGCGGCGGCGTTAACTGTGTGGGGTTGATCGGCGCCAGTGCCATCAGGCGTTCGTCCCGCTCAGTAGCAGTTCAGCACCCATGACGTAAATCCGTACAGGGTCTGTGCCAGACACTTCGTAGACGCGGTCGCGTATCTTCATTGTAGCACCAAGGCGGCGCCAGATGGTACGCTTGCCAAACTTACCAATAGCACCCATCGACTTCCAGTGTTCGCTCGACCATGTATGGCCGCCGTCGTCCGACCAACGCAGCATGACTTGCGGGTCGCTGCCTTGGCCGGTGTTCAGGCCCACGCCTGTCTCGCAGTCAAGCTGCATGGAGTGCTGAATAGTACGCGCGAGGTTGTTGGCGCCCGTAGGCAGCGCGCGCCACGACCGCAGCCATTTCTGCGGTTGGCCGTCGTCAGCGTACACGTTCAGGTCAAACTCGTAAATCTTGCCGTTCTGGTAATCGCCAACGACGGTGGTGTTGTTGAAAAACATCTGGCTGCTGGCGCGGTGACGGTTAAACTCGCCAGCGGCGAACGACGCCCGCTCATGCCATGCGCCAGTAGCGACGTCGTACACCCATGTGGTGTCGGCAGTAGGAAAGTTCAGTACGTAGAAGCTGTGGCCGTCCTGCTGGTACGTGTATCCGGTCGCGTCTGAGATGTCGGCATACTCTTGCATCTGCCATTCGATAGCGTGCGTAGACACGCGCTGGCCGATGTAGCCGGCGGCCTTGTAAACGATACCCTGACCGCGTGCGTCCTTACCCAGCCAGTAGACTTGGTTGTCCATCTTGGCGATGCTGTACGGGGCAGCGCAGCCCAGTTCGTTGAACGCGCCTTGGATACGGGCCAGCGGGAAGTCGAGCAGCCCTGCGTCGTACCAGACTTCGGTTGAGTTGGTGCCAAACACCCAGACTTCGCGGTGGTCCACAAAGACAGCCGCGACGTTGTCTGGGTTACCTTCGGCGCTGGAAAACTCCAACGGGTCAACGCTGGTGCCGTCGAGCAACTGCGTAACCCAAATCTTTTGCGTGCCGGGTTCGTTGAACGTAAAATAGCCGTCGATGTATCCGACCGTGCCAGCGCCGGGGAAGTCAGGGTCGGTGATCTGCTGAAACACGTCAGTGCTGGCGTTGTAGATGTACCCCAATGGGTTAGCCGCAACGAATAGCTGCGTGCCGTTGTCAGCCATGCTGACAGGGCCAGAGCCGCCCACAGTGCCTTTAGCGGTCGCGTTCCAGCTACTGTCAATCTGGTACAGCGTCGAGCCAGAGACGACATAGCCGTAATTGCCATAGGTCCACATGCCGCGGATAGGGCCGACGCCAACAGTCGCCAGCGTAGTCAGCCCCGGCGCGCGCTGAAGGAACGCTGGTTCCTTGCCGCCTTCAGGGACAATCTCAGGAAACAGGTTAACCATGCGGTTGTCGGCGGCGTTGACGCTTCTAGCGACATACGCCGACCCAAGGATCGGCGTCTTCATTAGTAGTTCCCGGCGTAGACGTTGAACCGCTGGCGTGTCGCTACAAGGCTGTATGGCATCGACATGATGTCATCAGGATTGTTGATGCGCTTGATGTTACGCTTCGACGACATCGCCAGACGGCGGACTTGTGCGGAAGGCTCCGTACCAAACTCAGGTGCCATTTCGCAGGCCAAGTTATAGCGGAACGCACGCAGATAGCCGGGCGGGAAATGCAGTTGCGTTGCCAGCGTTGCAGGCTGGGTCAGTTCTTCAACCGAAATGAAATGCCATTCCAGTTCGCGCGTCGGGCGCGGATAGATGTACATTTCAATGTCAGGGAACGTCATGTTGACAAAGATGACTTGCGGGTATGTCGATGTGACGGTCTTAACCGCAATACCGTTATACTGCTGCTGGTTGATGAATTTAATACCGTAGCTGACACCAGTGCCGGGGTCTTTGAAATACGTGCTGTCGTCGAGCAACACTGGACGGTTGCCGACAAAGTCGCCGCTTGGCCCCATCGTGCGTGATAGCTGGCCTGCGGGCCACATGAATATCTGGTCTTGCGTCGAGAAGACGGACAGGCGCTCTGTGTTCCAGCTATCAATCATCTGGTTCATGGCGCGCAGTGCGTCTTGCGATGTCTCAGCCGATGGAACTTCGCCTTCTGCCAGAACGCCTAGAAGCCTAAGCGATCCGTTAATGATGTCCCCAGCCGTTTCCATTGGTTAGTCTTCCTGCGTTGTGCGGCGGCGACTATTGCGCGCCGGCATTTCGTTTACTGGCGCCTCTACAGGCGCGTCAGGATTATAGCGTTCCCAGCCAAAATATTCATCAGAAATCGCTTCTTCTTCTGAAATAGCGACTTTTGCGCCGTGGACTTCGTGAACGAGATAGATAGCAGCCATAAAAAACCTTTAAAAATGGACGGCCCGAAAGCCGTCCAGATTAATTATACGCAGTGAATGATAGCGTAGTTAAGCACTACTGCTTCCGACAGCGAACCGCCGGTCAAGTTACGCAGCGTTACAACCGCAGAACCTGTCGTCATGCTTGATATGTAGGTCGTGTACGCGCCCGCAGTTCCGCCCGCCGATACGTTCACAATAAGAACGTCGTTGGATGAAATAAGCGAGTTGTTCAGCGTAAACGATACGGCTGTGTTTCCTGCAAGTGCAGCACCGTCCATAGTAATGCGACCGGCTGGCTTGTTCAGCGTGACCGCAGTTCCTTTGCCCGACG